TTTCCAGTCTTCGCCTGGTTCTTCGTCGGCCGCGACGTCGGCGGCTTCGTCCTGGTTTTCGTTATCGGTTACGATCAGGCCTGCGAATTCGCCGCGGGCTTCGGCTATACGTTCGTTCGTTAGTAGTAGCCGTACGTCGGCGTCTTTTACTGCGTATTCTGTCATAGCTAAATAAGACGGTAGCTTATTGCTGGGCGTGTTTTCGCGGGCGTCTTCATCCTTTAGCCCGAATTTATGTATACGTACCAGGTCGAAGGCGTTGCAAAGTTTACCGCTTATAGGGTCGCTGCCATGATGCGAATACGCGAACTTATCGTCGTAGGTTATAAGGCCTGCAGCGGTACTACCCTGCAGGTACGTATACCGGTCTTCTATGTCGCAGGGTTCGTATACGTCGGCCAGGTGTTTTTCTATTACTTCGTGTATCGTATGCGTTCTGCAGTACGCGCCTATTACGCCGCCTTTTTCTAACGGGTCGCCCTGCTTTACCATGTCGCGACGTAGTACCTTATCTACGCGTTCGCTAACGGGCCAGGCGCTACTATCTTGCCAGTTATGATAACGGGCTAGTATGTCGTCGGCGCAGACGAACGGGCCGTCTTGTACTTCGTATAAGTATGTACCGTCTTTCGAAGTGCTGGGCCAGTACATTAAACGTTCGGGCTGGAAGGTAGTCGGGTCGAATACTTCTATATCTATTTCGCCAGCTATGTAGCGGGCTATGGCTTCGTATTCGTCTGGGCGTACTGGCCGGTCTAAAGGTATCAGTAGTCGCAGCCTGGGCGTTTCTGGCGCGTGTTTATGCGTAGAATACAATACCGCAGCGCAGCCATATACGCAGGTAAAATCGAACCAAAAATCGGCGGTACTAAAATCTATATCCAGCGTAATTAGTTGCCGGTGTAAAACGTTAGTAGACTTTCTGCGGCCGCCCTGCAGGTACCCGCCGACGAAACCGCCTATGTCTTTTATTTCATCCTGGCGCGTCTTCTTCGCCTGCATGTATTCGGTATGCGTTTCGGCGGTATAATGCGTAGTCTTTAGCTTATCTACCAGGGTAGACCATAGCCAGCTTTTGTTACGCCAGTTCGTTTCTTTTCGGCTTTTGCCTACGGCTATATCTAGTTCGCCGTCGTAAATTTTTTCGGGCATATAGTGTTAATGTTAAAATGTAAAATAAAGTTTGAATAAGCACAAACGAACTTTATCTACCTACGTTCATTACACTTTTATTTTTAACCTGCAGCGTTACGCTATCTAGGTGTTTATTTAAACGCGTTAACCTGCGCTGCTGCTTTTCTATTAACGTAGCAGCTGGCGGCTGGCTACCAAATAACCGGCCTTTCTTACCTTTAGCCCAGCTATGGGTACCGCCGTTACGCCAGGCGTTTAGTGCCGCCGTACGCTTCTGCGCTGCGCTTTGGCCTTTGTAGCCCTGCCAGCGCGAACCGCGGCCGAACGAAGAAGACACGTTTAAATTGTTATCTACCGGCGGTATTTTATTTACAGCTTCGATATTTACTTTTTTACGGTTGCCGGTTCCGAAAATAGCGGCTTTTAACTTTTTAAAAATATTCATACTTTTTTCAGTTTTAGTTTTATTGTTAATTAAAATTAGGTTCCGTATTTTTTCTGCAGGGCCAGGTACCCGCTGTTCGTGTATTCGGTTACTGGCCGCGGCGTCTTTCTGAATATACTTTCGTCTGGCGGTTCTACTGCGCTATATAACCTGGTAGCAGGCCTGGGCGCTACGGCCTTTACCGGCTTCGGTTTCTTAACGTACCTGCAGCCAGACTTCGGGTTCTTAACTGTTTTAGGCGCAGCCCTAAACTGCGTAGGCTTCGGCATTTCGCTACCGTTTGCTTTAAAAACAGTTTTACCTAGCCCGAACGTACTATACGCCTGGTAGTACATTTCTTTAGCTACGTCTTCTTCGTAGCCGGCTATATTCCATAGATCGCTTATAGCGTGGTTATTTCGTACATAATTCCAGACTAGTAGCAGCTGGGTTTTATTGTATGTTTTGAAGGCCATACGTTTTAATTTATATCGGTTATAATTCTTTTTACGGGCGTTTCTTTACGTGGTTCTTCTTTGCGCGGTTCGCTACGCAGTAAAGCCAGTATCGTTTCGAAGTTCTGCCCTGGGTAGATCGTCTGCAGTTTTTCTGCAGCTTCGGTTATTGGTACGGTGTTCGCTACCGTTTCGCCGGCGGCGTCTTCGTAGATTATCGTAACGTTATGCGTACCGTCTTCGCTTTGGCGCAGGCCGTTTAACATGAAGGTTACATGCTGTTCGTTACTAACTGGTACGCGTATAGCGCGTCTGGCTTCTATCGTCATGGTTTAAACTTTTTTAAAAATGAAATAATACGGCCTACTAAGGTAGGGTTATTTAGATAAAATTAGCGGTTAAAAAGAATATTACGTCGTCTTTGTGGCGCTGTATCGTAGGCGAACCCTGGCGAACGAAGGCCAGTTTTTCTTTAAGAATATCTACGTAGTAGCTGGCGTTACCCAGCATAAGTTTAACCGGTTTACGTACTTCGTTTTCGCGGCCGTAGTGTACTTCTACTTTACGGCCTTCGTACATGTATCGTACTATTTTGTAGTCGGTTTCGCCGTAGTCTTCTTCGGTAGCTTTGTTAACCATAGCCATAACTTCTGGGCCGGTCGTAGCTACGCTACTGGTACTTTTTACGGTTATACTATCTAGGGCCACTATATCGGCGTATGCTTTCGCTACGGCGTCTATAGATAAAGACGGTAGCGCAGACGCGCCGTACGTCTGCAGTATACCGCGTATACGTATTTTCTTTTCGCTGTTAGCATTTTGTACGATAGCCCGCAGTACGTCTAACATTTCGTCTATAGTTTTGGCCGTAGACGCTGCAGCTGTCGCCTGGGTATCTACCGGTTTTTCTGCGGCCAGTTCGGCTTTAACCTGGGCCGCTGTCTTCGGGTAGATCATACCTGGTATTAAATTAAACGCTACGCCATGCGGTACCCATATATCTATATCTACCGGTTCGCGGCGTACTTTAAAACCCTGCGCTATTAAAGCGCGGCTGCCCGTTAACATAGCCTGCGGGTTCGCCTTTAGTAGTTCGGCTATTAACTGTTCGATTTTTTCCATAATTGTATGTTTGTTTTTTGGTTTAAATTAATCGTCTTTTTTATAGTATAAGGTTTCGTAGCTGTCTGCGTTTAAAGGTAGCCCAGGCGCCCAGGCTATCGGCTGCGACATTATTTTATTTAGATCGTCTACGCTGCCAGTACTAAACGCCGGTACTTCGGGTATAATTTCGTCGTGTACATGTAGTACGATACTGTAGCCTGCAGCGTCTACCCTTAACATAGCGTCGGCCATGCAGTCGCGGGCTATAGCTTGTACCAGGTTTTCTACCAGCTTACCGCCGTAGGTAGGTATACGCGTCCAGCGCTTTGTATCGTCTAGACCTTCGTACCAAAGTACCTGGCCGTACTTACCTGGGCGCAGTACCGGCCGTATGTATGCTAGCCGGCGTTTACTGGGCAGCGTAACAAACAGTATATTTTTTTCTACGACGAAACGTATACCGAACTGTATAGTAACGGCCAGGCCGGTTTCTACCGCCTTTATAGCGGCGTCGCCTACCGTACGCCATAGCTTCTTTATATTCGGGTTCGCTTCGCGCCAGGCGTCTACTAGCTTCTGCAGTTCTGCGGTTATTACTTCTTCTTTGTATTCGGCCCAGGTTTCTACTTTAGCGCCCGTATCGTAGTACGCTTTACCGCGTTCTACTGCAGCGTCTACAATACCCATTTTTAAAGCGCCCATAGCGACCAGGGCAGCGGTGCCGCCTTGAAAACCCAGCGCTAGTTCTGCTACCTTACCTTTACTACGCATATCGAAATTCGGGCCTTTAACCGTCTTACCTGCAGCGTCGGTATAGCTTATACTATCCAGCGGTACTTTAAACATTTGCGCCGCGGACGCTTCGTATATTTTGCCATGCGTTTTAAAAACTTCTAGCCGCCAGTTTTCGCCGGCCAGCCAGCTAATTACCCTAGCTTCGATAGCCGAAAAGTCGGCAGGTATAAACCTGCAGCCTGGCGCAGAAATAAACGCGGTACGTATTAACTGGCTAAGTATTTCGCTTACCGAACCGAAGGCCAGGTTAATAGCTTCTATGTCGCCCAGGCGTACCAGGTTACGCGCTAGTTCTAGGTCTTTTAAATTATTCTTTCTTAAATTATGCGGCTGTACGCCGCGGCCACCCCATCGGCCCGTACGGTTTGCTGCGTAGTACTGTAGTAGACCGCGTACCCGCCCGTCGGCGCAGCGGTAGTTATTTAAAGACGTGTACTTCTTTATACTGCTTTTAGATATTTCGGCGCGAATATCCAGTACGCGTACGATCTGTTCTTCGTTTAATGTACCTGCAGCGGCTTTACGTATTACGGGTAGATCGTCTTTACGTAGCGTATCTAGGCCTACGTCTAGGTCTTTATGGTTCGCCAGCCAGTTACGTAACTGTACGGCGCTGTTCGGGTTTTCTACGCCGGTTATTTCGATCGCTTCGGCTATAAGCTGCCGGCGGTTTATGTCGTCCATTTCGATAGCGCCTTCGATCAATACTTCGTCTACTAGTAGGCCCGTATCGTTTATTTTCTGGTCTAGATTCCATAGCGCCACTTCTACCGGTATTATGCCGAACGGTACTACGCGTCTACGTATGCCGCGTTCGGCTGCTACGTCTGCTACGCAGTACGTTTTAAATTCGGCCCATTTTTCGGGCGCGTGGTATGACATGTTACGGCTACGCATATCGTTTTTAGCCGTCGGTTTGCAGGGTGTACAAAAATACTTTATTAACGCTTTGCCGGTCGCTAGTTTTTGCTGCGGTATGTTTAGCGCTTTAGCTGCGAAGTCTAAAGATAACGGCAGGCCCAGCATAGCTGCCCGAACCATAGTACAAGACCATAGCGACGGGTCTAACGTTATGTTAAAGAACTTAGCCAGGCAGGTTCTTTCGAACGCTGCGTTATGGGCTGTTTTTATTATTGTAGGGTCTAGTAGCCAGGCGCGAACTTCGGCCAGTTGTTCTGCGTCGAATTCGTCGCCGCTATTTAGCATATTTTCGGGTTCGATTATTTTTATTTTTTCTTCGCCGTCGAAGGCGTAGGCGAACAGTAGTATAGTAAACGTCGGGTCTTCGACGTACTTATAAACGCCAGACGTTTTTAAGTTCGTTTCGCTGTAGGTTTCTATATCTATGTTTAGTTCGCGCATTTTCTTTTATAGTTGTAAAGGTAGTAACGGGTATTTTATTTCTACGTACGCCAGTAGCGCTGCTTTTACGTGGTTTATAGCGCGTACGGTTTCTACGTTGTAGCCGGCCGTTACTTTTGTTACTGCAGGCGTTACGATCAGTTTAAATTCTGGTACTGCCTTTGTATAGATCGAAGTTAACGTATTGTATAGATCGCATACTACAGCGTCTTTTTTAAAACGTTCGTACATAGTCTGCAGTTCTTCGCTGTTTGGCTTTACCATTTTCGATACGGTTTATTTCGGTGTGCTTCTTTTTCTAGTTCGTCCAGGTTCGCTACTATGTATTCTTTTACCCTGGCGTCGTTACAGCCTTCGTTATAAAGCCATAGTAGATAGTGGGCCGGCACCTTTGCCAGCGCTTTACCTTTATGTTTACCGAAGGTTATTTTATCGCTATCGGTTAAAGGCGGTAAGGGTGTTTCGTCTTTCATATTTTACCAGTTTTTAGATCAGTAAAAAATAAAGTAAAGGCCTGTTTTCCGGTACGTCGTTTAATGCCTTCGTAGCCGTAGTTTTCTTCGAACCATTTAGATACGTCCTGGCGTACGCTAACGCGTCGCATAGCTTCGAACGCTTCGTCTACGTGTATAAACTGCGCTAGGTATTCTTTAAGATCGTCCAGGGTTTTTATGTATTCGTCTGCCATAAAATTAGGTTTTAAAATTAGGGCCAGGCCTAGAAAGGCCAGCCCGTTTATTATTACTCTAGATACCAATTAAAAAAGATATTACATAAAGTCGTCTTCGTCCGGTTTATCGTCCTGGGCGTCTACGTCTATTATGTCGGCGAAGTCGTCGGCCGCAGAAGTCTGCCCGCTGAACGCTTCGTCGTCTTTAGCCTTCATTAAATTATTCAGCATGCAGCCGATACCGCCGCCGCCTTTTTCGTAGCCGTAGAACGTTAAACTAACGTACGCCCATACGCCGCTATACATTTCGTCTTTATCTGTAATAGCTTTACCGTTACGGTAGATCATTTCGGGCTGCTTTGCGTTCTTTGCACTTATACAGTACATGCCTTCGCATTCGGGCTTTTCTGGGTAGTCTACGTCGCCGTCTTTTAGCGCGTAGTTTTTTAATTTATCTACATTCCACTTCTTACCGAATTTAGCCTGGCCCTGCTCTTTCGCGGCTTCGTATGCGGCCAGTAAAAGTTTAACGGTCGCTTTGTCGGTTTTCGGTATCATAACTACGGCGCCGTATTTTTTTTCCTGGCCTTCTTCCATAGCTTCGGGTACCCATAACTTCGCATACCCTAAACGCGCTGGGCCGGTTATAAACCTGGCGGCGTTCTTTTCTTTGTTTTCCATTTTTGTAAAATTTAAAGTTTAAAAATTAAAAGTCTTGTTCGATCAAATGTTTGAATTCATCTACCGCAGCCGCCAGGGTATTTAGTTCTTCGCGTTTGTCGGTAGCTTCTACCAGCGTCGGTTTGCCTTCGGGTTTAGTGATTAGGTCGCCCAGTAAAAGTTTTACGGTTTTTTCGCCTAGTAAACCTTCTAGCGCTGTTAGGCCCAGAAGTTCTTTTTTATAAATGTCGCTTTCTTCTAGACCGTCGCTAAGTAGTCGCGCAGCTACTAGCTTTTCGTCGGCTATTTTACGGTTACTTCTACCGGCTACCAGTTTAAACCCAGGCCACTTTTTACCCTTTAGCGCTTCGTTAAACGCGTGGTCGTTAACGGCTTTTAGCCAGGTAGTAAATAGGCCGGTACGCTGCAGTATTTCGCTTATGTCGGTATCGTTTAGCAGCTGCGCGCTTTTAAATTCGTGGCGGGCTAGTTCTAAGTTATACGCGGCATTTGCTTTGCACATACCTGCAGCTTTGCAGAACCTACAATGGGTACCAGGTACGAAGTCGCCTTCGCCATTAAAGGCCATAAGCGCTTTAACCTTTACTTCGTTTTCTGCCCAGGCTAGTAGATCGTCGGCGGCCATTTCGTCTACCGTTACGCTTTCTAAGCGCGGCTGGTAGATAAACATACGTACGGTATGTATGTCGAATATAAAACCGTAGGCCAGTAACGCGCCCAGGGCGTATAGTCGTAGCTGCTTATTTTCTACCGCCGATACCGGTACGCCTTTACCGTACTTTAGGTCTACGATAGTTAGTACGCCGTCGCCGATAGTCGTAGCGTCGCCGGTACCGAACCCGTCCGGTATAAACGCGGTAAGGTCGTACAGCTGTTCTAAAACTAATAGTGCGTCTTTACTTACCGCCTGGGCTTCGGCGTACTTTTCCAGTACGAATACGGCGTAGTTATCGCAGTACTCATACATAGACGCTTCGTACAGTTCGTCGGCTTGTATTTCTTTTAAGTCTTTCTGGTAGACTTTTTTAGTGATCTTACCAGTACGATACCGTAAAAATAGTTCGCCTAGCCTATGGGCCAGCGTACCTTCGTCTGCAGCCCTGCCAGCGGTATCTGCGAACGGTTCGGCTAGCCTGGCTGCAGGTGTACAGTTCAACCAGATACTAGCGCCAGACGGGCTTAAAAATGCGTGGCCGGTACCCATAGTTTAAAGTTTACGCAGTTTAATAATAAACGCCGCGTAGTCTTTTTTATCCAGGTTCGTAGCGCTTTTTACGTCGAAGGTCGCCAGTAGCGCTTTAATAGCGTCAGATTTGCCGGCGTCTTTCTTTTCTACCAGTACCGCCCGTATAGCTTCGATCGTTACTTCTTCGGTAGCTACGTCGGTTTCGCCTGGCGTTTCTTTTTCTGCAGCGGGTTTTACCGGCGCGGCTTTACTGCCTGCGGCGGGTTTTGCTTTTACGGGCGCTGCGCCGTCTTCACTAAATAGACTGCGTATAAATGCTATAGCGCTTTCGTCTAGTTTGTGGTTAACTGTTACGTTAATTTCCATTTTGATTAAAATTTATGGTTTAAAAATTGGTTACGGTGTTATCGGTTCTAGTATAGACGCCGGTAGTACTTTTTTTATTTCGGCAGCTTCGCAAAACTGTATATACAGTTTTTCGCTATTGCAGCGGTCGAATAAAAAGTTATCGGCTACCTTCTGTAAAAGTTCTATTTGTTCGATCGTCTGGCAGCTGTTAAGCCATAACGCCAGGGTGTTAAATGTATGTACTACGTCCATTATATTACGGGTTTAAGTTTTCGATCTGGGCTTCTACTGCGCCGCCTTCGCTGCGTACCGCGTCTTCTATAGCTGCGTCGTCTTTAGCTGCCAGGGTATCTAGTGTAAAAGTTTTTAGTATATGATCGTACGACGTTTTATAGATAGCCTGTAAAACTTCGTCGCTACCAGGTAGGTTTTCTAGTAGCGGTAGTATGTCTATACCGCCAAAAAATACGCAGTTATATTTTATGTCTGGGTCTGCGTTAAAATGCAGCGTAACTATACCGGATATATGCAGACGGCCTACTATTTTATTCTGGCTGTTTGTTACCTGCATAACGGTATAAAAATGCTTTTTTAAAGATGCCATAATATTTATAGTTTAAAAGTTTTTAAAAATTAGCCGACCTACGTACCGGCTATTTATACGGTCTTGAACTTTCAAAACAAAACTATGTAGTACGGCTTCTGGTTAAAGGTTCGCCGTTAAAATATATCATACGGTTACTACCGTCGCCTGGTGTTACTTCGCTGGGCATGCCCAGGCCTTCGGCCTTTAAGGCGTGAAAGAATAGCCCGTATTCGGACGCGGTACCGCTATGCGCCGTAGCTATTTTATTAGCCAGGGTACCTGCAAAGATAGAAGGCCGCGCCAGCATAAAATAGATAACGGCGTAACGCTTTGCGGTTTCCAGATTAGCTGCGGTACCTGGGCCGAAGTTGCCCAGATATAGTTCGCCTTCTTTGCGAAGTACTAGCCCGTCGTTATTCGTAGAATTCTTTATGTCGTAGTCTAGGTAGCGTAGCGTTTCGCCCTTCTGCAGTACTACGGTATCGGCGGTAGCTTTTTCTGCAGCCGCCAGGGCTACGGCGAACTTTTCGTAGAAGGCGGCTTTTTCTTTTAACGAAGGCTTTACGGGCCATTTCTGGGCTAGATAGTAGGCGGCTTTACAGCTGGCTAACTGGGCGGGGTTATCTACTGCGAACTGCAGAAGGTCTAGTAGGTGTTTTTCGTTTTGCATAATGAAAGTTTTTTGAATTAAATAATTAGTACCCGTAGTCGGCTATGAAGGTATTAACGTCTAGGCCGTACGTCGCAGCTTTACGCTTATACAATAGAATAGCCGACGTACCCAGGGCTACTATTTTACGGTAGGCGGCTATCTTAGCTATCCTACGTTCGCGGCTAGCCTGGGCCAGATATAACATTCTAAAAAGGCCCATAGTAGATATAAAATTTAGTTCGGTACTGGTACCGTCGAACGACGCGGCGGTAAGTTTTACGGCTTCGGCCAGCGTTACGCCTACAGCGTCCAGCTTTAGTTCTTCGCGGCGTATAGTGGTTCGGTTCTTCTGAAAGTACCGCAGTTCGTCGAAACGTAAAACGGTACACGTGTTAAGGTCTTTACGGCTAAGTTCGGGAAAAGCCGCCAGTACTTTTTTATCTAGTTTAGAAATTTGCATAACTGAAAGTTTTTAGTTTTTGAATTAATTAGAAGACTTTTTTAAAGGCCTGCGTACGCCCATAGATACGGCCAAAGTTTCGCGCAGACCAGATACGCTTTTCGCTACGCGTTTAACCGCGTCTGGGTAGTAGTTAAATAGGTATATGCCGTTTCTTTGTTCGCGTAGCCCGCGTTCGTATATGCGTACTGTTAGTGGCTTAATAAAATTAACTGTTGATACGTTAGCGTCTTGTAGTGCTGAAAAAGTATTCATTTTTGAAAGTTTTTAAAGTGATTAAATATTAAGATAGTTTTTTAGTAGCCAGTTTTTTTCTGTTGTAAAATTTAACGATAGCGTTAACGATTCTTTCGCGGCCTTCGCCATTATCTACCGCCGCTTTTATTAGCTGCCGATTTTCGTTACTGCCGAATATTTCTTTACTGATCGCTGCGAAGTCGCCGTCTGTTTTATGCGCTTCGATTAGTAGCCTGGTAGCTGCGGGTATCTTTAACCGTAGTGGGCCGTAGGCGTTTACTTTATTTTTTCTCATTTGTTAACTTTTTGTTATGTGTATGCTGCCGTATTTCGCTGTATTGTTTTGTAAATATATAAACTGTATATTTGCTAACCAAATAAATTTTTTAAACCTAAATTTTAAAGTATGAAAAAGTTAACGTTATTAGCCTTAATCGCAGTACTGGCCTGCGTTTCGTGTAAAAAAGAAAACCCGAACCCGAACTATACCAGCCAGCCTGGGTACCAGTTACCAGTATCGAAAAGACCGACCAGGTAGTGCCTGGGCCAGAACTAAAATACGCAAAAACCCGACGCTATTAACGTCGGGTTTTACGTTTTTAAACCTTTATTTTTATTCTACTGCGCGGCGTACCCAGCCCTTTAAATATTTTATTTGCGACGGTTTACGGTCTACTATAGATAGGTAATATTTTACTTTTTCTATTTTGTACTGGGCCAGAAAAAGTTTAGTTTTTAAACTGTCGCGCTGCTTTGCGAAGGCGTAAATATTTTTATTAAGTTCTAGTACCAGGCTATCGTATCTGGTATTCGGTACCGGTAGTTTCTGTTCTACTATTACGGGTTTATCGTTAGTAAGGTAAAACGTATCTACGCGTACTACTATCGTTTCTGGGTGTTTAGTTCTTAAAAAGTTATGCGTACCGATACCGGTTAAAATTAAACCGACCATACAAATAACTATTATGGCGTCTACTCTTTTCATTTGTTATTTAGTTTATCCAGCATAGCCGAAGAAACTATACCGGTTTCGTTAATGTTTAAAGATCGCTGCGCCAGTTTTACCGCTGCAGTTACGCCCATATTTACGGCGCTGTCGTATATGGAATTCGCTACGTCCTGGCTGTCTATTTTGTCGCCCTTTATCTTATCCCAGAATTCGGCTTTATAGAACGCCAGTACGCGTAGTTGTAGTTCTACGTCTTGTTCTAAAAATCGTTTGAATTCTACCTGGTGCCGGTACTTATCAACTATGGCCCAGCCCTTCCAGCCTGGGTTCTTTTTACGGGCTATACCGCGCCAGGTTTCGCCGCCGGCGTCTACTGGGTCGTTACTATACCCGCCTTCGTTTTTCGCGGTCTGGGCGTACGCTTTTTTAAAATCGGCCATACTATACTAGTTTTAAAAATATTTTTATTTTGGGCCAGTTCCGGTATACCAGGTAGGCAGGTATTAGCAGTAGCAGCCATAGCCAGGCCCAGTAGCTAGTAGTCTTTTTGTCTTTGATCGTTACCGACGTCGTTTTCTTTACAGCCGTATTTTGTTCTTTATTTAGCTGGGTATCGTCGCTGGTATGTTTGCTGGTACTATCGTACGTAGCGGCCTGCTTTACTTCTTTGGTCTTTACCTGGCCGCGTTCTTCTATCGTTATTTTTTTAACCCTTTGTTTTTTGGCGAAGTAGTCGGCCGCGTCGGTAGGCCATACCTTTATATATCCGGTATCTAGCGGCGGCGGGTCTTTTACGTATGGCTTCGTCGGTTCGGCGGTATCGAATTCTATAGTAGTTTTCTTCGTATAGTCGCCTTCGGTTTCGATCGTCGTTACGGTGTTATCTTTTTTAACGCTGGTAGTATCTAGCGTCTTCGTATTCGAACTATCTAGCCTGGTCGTACCGGTACTATCTACAGTAGTTTTTTCGCTGTATTTAGACTTCTTCGTAACGCTGCAGCTTTGCAGTACGGCGCCCAGGGCCAGTAAAAATATTAATAGGTAGCGCATGTTTTACGGTTTTATATTTTCGGTTACGGTTTTCTTTTTGTGGCTGGTTTCGTCGGTCGTCGTTACCGTAGTTTTTTTATTCATCTTTTCGGCCGCCTGGGCTACTGGGTTATTTTCGATACCGAATTTAAGTATAACCAGGGCAGGTTTATAAATGTATTTACTTATAGGCGTTTTACTATCTATAGCGTATAGGTTTTCGAAAATGCTAGTACATTCTATGTATACTATAAACATCATTAAAAAGCCCGCAGCTTGTTCTAGCCGTACTTTATATTCGGGTATTGATCTACTAGCGACGAAGAATACCAGAACGGGTACCGCGTATTGTGAAATTTTAACGACGGTACGACGAAGGCCCGTACTGGTACGATCTTGTTTTAAAAATTTAGCTTTCATTATGCCGGTAGCCAGGTCTAGCGCTACGGTGCCTATCATAACGCCCATTAAAGATACCGACGGCTGCATAAAAAAGTCGAACCATAGTAACGTAAACGCCCAGGTAATTTTAGCGAAAAGTAAAGAAGTTGTAGTGGTGCCCATTTTGTTTAGTGGTTTTATTGGTTTACGTTTTAGTTTAAAAATTAGATTCTACGTATACATGCTTTAACCCGTACCCTATTACCGAAGACGTACCGCCGGCGCTTATCCAGCCCCTAGCCGATAGTAGTATATTTGTGCTAGGCGTACTGGTAGACGTAGAACCGGTAACGCTGGCGCCGCCGGCTTGTAGATCGGTAAATGTATACGTAACGGTATTACTGTTAGGTTGTACTACCATTTTAAGTTCGTATAAGCTGGTACGGTCTACCGTAGGTACGGGTATACCCAGGTCTATTTTAGTAGCGCCGCCGGCGCCGTTCCAGCAAATAAATTGTATATTAGCGTCTGCGGCATCCCAGCCAGCGCCGACGGCGTTAACTAGCGTAGAAGGTTCTACGTCTGTAGGTACGCCACCCGACGCGGTCATACCGGTAAAGCAGCGGGTAGTAGTAGTCGCTACGCCGGTAGCTGGGCCGAACCGGCATACAAAAGTAAAACCGCCGTTACCTGCGCTATTACCAAAAAAGTTCTGTTGCGCCGTTTCACGAAAACCGGCTATAGCATTCGTAGCCGGTGTAGTTACCAGGTATTCAATACCTGCGGCCTGCGTATACCGGTTCGTAGTCGCTACGTTTAACGTAGTCGCAGTACCTACGGCGCTAACTGTCCAGCCTAACGTAGTTACGCCGGTACCGTTACCGTTACCGTAGTGTAATTTAAAACGCTTAAAACCTAGCCCGCTTTTACCGTCTAGCTGGGGCTGCAGTTCAGACGTTACGCCAGATAGGTAGTTCGCTTCGGTAGTGGTAGCCGTTAACGTAGCTAGGTTTTTACTGGCGTCGGTACCTACCAGGCGCGACGCGGTTAACTGGTTTAAATTTAGCCGGCCTATGCTATCCAGTACCATGTATTCGGTATTATTCGTACCGATACGTAGCGACCGGTTATTAGATACGCGTATTAAATTGTATTCGTTTGTAAAATCTAGTACGCCCAGGTTACGTTTAGTATAGCCCATAACGGTACCGCCGCCTATAACGCCTACGTTACCCCAGCCGCGTAACGCCAGCCCTTCGCCGCTACTGTAGTCGCTTTTCATTATTTCGATATTTGCTTCGTCGCCTACGGTACTATCTGGCTGGGCGTCTATATTGGTACCGCCGCTACCGCCATTACCTACATAAAGCGTACTGGCCGCGTACGGCGCACTACTACCTACTACGAACTGGGCGCCGCCTGCGCCGTAGCTAGCGGCGGCCGAATACATTATCTTACCTGCCGTAGCGTCGTATACGTTATATTTTTGACTAGCCAGACCCGTACCTACGCCCAGCCTTAACTGGTACTCTTGATTAGAAAAACTTTGCTTTAAAGATAGTAACGGGTCTACGCCATTTTTTAAAAATAACCTGGCGCCCAGGCTATCCAGGCGCATAGTTTCCACACTATTAGTTATAAAAGGTAGTGCCGCGTTATTTGTAGTACCTATTTTATCGGTACCTGCAGTTATACTATTACCCGTTAACGCCCAGCCAGAAGAACCGGCAGGCGTAGACCAGGTACCGTCGCCGCGCCAGAACGTAGTACCGCTAGCGCCGGTACCGCTGTTTAGTTTCGATACTGGCAGGTTTCCGGTTACTTCGCTACCGCTTAAATTTATAGCGGCCGCCGTAGCGTTTTTAGACGCGTCTAGCTTTAAAGGTAAAGACGCTGTTAAAGCGTTAAAGTTAAATGTACCGTATGCGGTAGTAGTGCTACGTAGGTCTAAGTTGCCATATATGTCAGTAAGGCCGTTTAGATTATTTTGGCCGTCCGCGTCTAGCTGCCCAGTTAAATATAAACCCTGCGCCGATATAGGGCCGTATACGTTTATAGCGCCGTTTGGCGCTGATAAATTTATACTATAGTCGTTTTGATCGTCTACCGTTATGTATGTGTTATTCCAGTTATTTGTATAGTCGCCTATCTGCGCCATGCCGCCGATAGCGTCAATGTTAAAAAAGCCGTCCGTCCAGTTACCGCTGGCCGGCTGCGCTACCAGCTGGCTACCGAACGCCAGACTACCCGTAAATACGCCAGTACCCACTACGTCTAACGTATTCGCAGGGTTCGCCAGACCTATACCTAATCTGTTATTAAGTTGATCGTACGCCGACGTACCGAATAGTATTTTACCCTTCGTAGCGTTCGAAGTGCTTTGTAGCGTTAAATTGCCGCCAGCCGTAGTATTACCGAATAAAGACGAACCGCCCAGCCCAGTAAACGGTATGTACGTAGCTGCGGCCGTAGCTGTCGTTATCCTGGCGTTTAACGCTGTCTGGTATGCCGATAACATACCCGAAGTATCGGTATACTTTACCCTGGCGTCTATGCGGCTACTTAGACTGGTAGTATCGGTAGAACCGCCGCCGCCCGAACCCATGCTGGCCCAGCTAGTACCATTACCGAAGTACCAGGTACCGCCTTTAACGGCTACGCCCTGTTTATTGTATACGGTATCGCTGGGCGCTACCAGCTGGCGAAATTTGCCGCGCTGCCATAGCCAGCCATAGTCTTTAGAAGTAAAGTACTTCGTAGTATCGTTACCTACCTGGGCCGAAGTTGTTAAAGTTAGTATAAGCGCCGCCAGTAAAAAAAGTACGGCCAGTTTTAAAAATTTCATAAAGAACGGTTTAAAATTTGTATTACTTGTTCTGGTTGTATGTCGGTACCGAATTCGAAAAAACTATCGGCGGGCGTGTACCGGTATTCGTCCGGTGTTAATATTGCTACTGGGTCTGTTACCGGTTTTAGTAATTTGTCGCCCAGGTAAAATAGCAGTATGTCGCGGTTATACATAGCCGATAGCGTTAACGTACTGGCTTCTTCTGTTACGTCGTGTACGAAGTTAGATATTATTTTCATGTCTTGGCTTATATCGGTTTCGAATTCTACGTCTTCGGCTGGTACCTGGCAGCGGTTCGCGTCGAAACGTACGCCTATACGTAGATCGAACTGTACGCCGCCGGCCAGGTCTTGTAGCTGGTAGTTTGCTATCTTAAAGTTATATTCTTCGTCTACCTGCCAGTCGGCCTGGTATTCGTGGAAATTTACCATAGCTACTATATCCTGGGCTATGCTGGATAGATCGCTTTTAACTTCGAATTCGTTACCCAGCGCTTCTTTTTTTAAGTTTATAAGATCGAATAAATAGACCTTAAAACTAAAGTATGTTAGGCGTTCGCGCAGGCTAATTAAATTATCTACCTGCAGTTCTATAACGCATAGCGGGTACGTTACGTCGCTATCGTCTAGCGCTTCGTCGTAGTCAACAAAACGAACCGTACGTATTTGTTTATGGCTATTTGCCAGACTTTCTAGCCGCCTTTTTACCTGGTTTAAGGTTAACGCCATTTTCGATATTTAGAAACTTAATTAATTTTTTTTCGTTCTTTTTAGTTACGTTTTTGGGCATAGCTTTAGTTATAGTATGGGTCGTTACTGTTAAAGTTATTCGGTTTACGTTTGTTTAAGCTGTAGTCGTCTGGCGGCGTTTCTGTTTCGTCGCCTAAAAATATAGGGCAGGTATACTGCTGGGCGTCCGGTATAATTTGATCTAGCCCAGCTATGGGCTGCAGGTATTCTGGGAACATAGCCGGCGCGTTCTGTATAAGGTAGTTTCTAGCCCGTTTCGCGTAACTTTCGGCCCTGCCTTTGTATCTAGCCATTTGCGCGTAAATGTCGGACATACTGGGTTCGTTTGCGTTTTCTACGGTCTTCGTAGATACGCCCTTATTCCAGTACTGAAAGGTTAACGCCGGCGGCAGTTCTGCCATTACCCAGTTGCACATAGCCATAACTAAAAACATGTCTGTAAGTTCTTTATAGTACCCGCTGGGCTGGCCGTCGTCGGTAATTTGCTGCATTATTTTATCGTATAGCCTGCTACCCAGTAGCGGTAGTAAATACGATACCTGGGCGTTTACTATTTCTGGGTATATAAGATCGTCTGCTACGTTACTATGCAGGCCGGTACGATCTTTAATAACCGACGGTAAAATAAAATATGTTATGTCTGCCATAGTGTTACTTTTTCTTAATTACAATATTCTGCCGCCATTCGTGCCGGCATTTAAAATCTGTTACGCCGTCTGGTCTTTTCCAGAACCCGCCGGCCCGCTTAAATACCGAATAGCCTAGACGTTCGCTTATTTTCTGTATTTCTTCGCGGGTATAGAACCGGTTTAATTCGATCAGCTTTTTACAGAACGGCCGCGTAGTAGCTATAACGTCTGCGCCTTCTGCTATGGTTCTTTTTTCGTAGCTATACCGTACCAGTACTTCGGGCAGCGCTTTAGTCGGTTTAGCTACTAAAACTTTACGCGTACCGTCTTCGGCTACTTCTAGGTTCTTCGCTTTTACCAGCGCTTTTACTGCAGCGTCTATCTGTTCTACCGGTACGTCTAAACTGGTCGCTATAGCTTCGTTCGTAGCTTTGCTGTCTTTCTTAATTACTGCCAGTATCTTAGCCTGCAGGTCTGTTAACTTTTCGCCGGCAGCGAAGACTAGCTGCATAGCCGCGTCGCCTTCTTCGTACGTAGCGAATTCCACTATATCGAAGTCTTCGCGGGCTTCGCCTATTTCAGTAAACATAAACGCTACCGCTTCTTCTGTATATTCGTCGTCGGCGTTAAACGCGTCGTCGTTTATACCCAGGTAGGTTTTAGCGTCTTCTTCTGTAAAGCCGAACCCGTTTTTAAGTTCTAGTAGTGCCTGCTCTTTCGTTAGTTTACCCTGGCCGTACTTTCGTACTATGCGGGCTAGTTGCTGGTGTTGCTTACCGGTTAAATTCGTTAGCGTACTGTTTACCATACTTTCTTCGCCTGGGCCTGGGCCTGCGCCTGGGCCTGCCGGTGTACTGGTACCGCCGCTAGCTGGCGGCCCTGGGTACTGCGTAGCGTCTATACCCAGCTTTTCGCGTAGCCAGTCTAGCGGCGCTATTTGCAGTAGCGTAGCTTCGGTAAATTCTAGGCCTACCGGTTCGATATCTTGTAGTTTTATTTCGCCTGGTACGCCGGCTATCGCTGCGAATTTAGCTACCAGGCCTTCTATACTTTTCTGCTTTGCGTTCGCGTAGGTATTTTTAAATATATCGAAGGCCAGTTTTAGTTCGGCGCTATTGCCCAGTTTACCTGCCTGCTGAATACCGAATAGTAACGGATGCGTAACGCCATGCCCTGCGTACATATTATCGGTTATTAAGTTGTTAACCTGGCTAAAGTCTTCTTTAGTTAGATCGCTTTGGCCCAGGTCGTCTACTTTGGGCGCCTTTAATGGGTCGTTATTAAAACCTATTAGTATTTTTTTACCCTGGCTGCCGGTCGCGGTGTTTTCCATACGGCGCTGTATAGACTTTTTCTTCGCTTCGTCGGGTTCGCCGTTAAAGAAGTTAATAAACTTACTGGCGCTAAAACCGGTTTTCGCGTTCGTTAAAGTACATTTACTTACTTCTATATCGCTTTCTATCCAGTTGCAGGCAGCTACCCAGCCAGGTAAAGCGTACACGTCGTCTTCGCATTCTTTATAGTAGTATATAGACTTCGTTTTTATACCGTTGTAGAACGCTGGGTATTCTTTTAAACCGGTCGTATTCCATATTTTAGACCAGTCTTTTTTATACCAGAATTTACTGTTGTCTTCGTTCGTACGCATGCGGTCGTACTTAATGTTATAAACGTTATACCCGCCGCCGTTCTTCGGTATTATTTCTAAGTACGTGCCGCCCTTCTTTTCTATGTCGCGGCACATATTTTTAGTTACCGCGTACCAGCTTTTATTCGGGTTCGCCTTCGCTAAAAACGCTTTTATGTTTGGGTCGGTATCTTTAAACCCGTTACCCATTATATAAACTACTTTGTTATTTATTATGGCCGCATGCTTCGAAGACTTTTTGTATAGCATTTCTAAATAATCTGGGTAGATATTACCTTCGCCGAACGGTATATAGTTTAGGCCCGCTACTTTTTTAAATTCGGGTATATGGCTGTCGGCGAACTGCATAGCGTTTGCGCTAACTATAACGGTGGTAGTGTCTTCGTTACTAGCCGGCGTACCCGCGCCTTTGTCCTGGTGTTGCTTCATATCCTAGTCGGTTTATGTTTGTGGCCGGCCGTACTTCTAGCTGGCCCGTTTCTACTATGTTTAAGTCTTCGTAATTACCGTACCGCGGGCTAAACGCTTCGTAAACGGTATATTTATACTGGCCTACCGCTACGCTTTCAAATAGCGTTTCGTCTACGTTAAATTCGTTAAAGCGTTCTGGGTAGCTGCTAGTATCTTCGGCAGAACTATAAAATAGTTCTACCAGGTCGCTAGTACCTACGCTTTGTATGCGAAATAAGTAGTACGACGTTAGTACGGTCTTCGCTTCGTTAAGCGTTACTATAAAAGTCTGGCCCGCTAGGCCTTTAGTTATTATGAGCATTTAAAAGTAGTGGCGAAAAAGCCAGATATTTTTACAATAGAAAAAGCCAGGCGTTTATACCTGGCTTTTCCGTATTGCAGTATTAAGTATTTTTTATACGCCTGGCGTAGTTAACGCGGCTAGCGTAGCGGCGTCTACTTCGTACGCGAAGGTCTTTTCTACGCCTTCGAATACCAGATCGTAGCCGTTTTTATCGGCCAGGGTTTTACCGGTCTTTGCGCTGGCGCTAGACATGGTTAACCCGAATTCGTACCCGTATAGCCAGCCAGTACCGTTATTATCAACTACTACCCATACTAAAAGGTTCTGGCCCATTAGTATAAGTTCGTTACGTACGGCGGTAGTCATTTTATTAATAGGGAACTTTATAGACTGCTTAGACGAACTGGTACCCGCGTCGGCGCTACGTGTTACTACGTCTTCGGCTTCGGCCGTATGGGCTACCAGGTTGTACGTTCTGAAAAACTTAGTAGCTACCTTCGTAATGGTCGTAATTACGCCAGCCGTTAGCGTTATACCGGCTATGTTTTCGAATTCGATAACGTAGCTTTTCTTAACGCCGCCAAAATTACCGCGGCAGTCTAGGTTATAGTCTTGAGTTAAAGCGCAGGGCATATCTTTTAATTTAAAGTTTTAAAGCCGGTACGGTTTAAGGTACCGGCTTTTAAATGTGTTTTCTTAGCCCAGGTACAAAACGTTGTACGCCTGGTTCATAACATGCGCGAAAATCGTATAAACATGCTTTACGAACATGTCGTCGCGGTTGTTCGCTATCTTGTTAATTTCCATTTTATTAACGTCGGCCAGTAGATCAGTAGCCCAAAGTAAGTGGCTGGGCTTCGCGGCTACTATGCAGTTTTCGGGCGACGGTACGAATACTACTTCGATACCGTAAAAATATACCTTCTGTTCTGGTTTGCCCAGGTCGGTAACTATGAATACGTCTTTGTAGTTAGTCGCTACGTTATTAAACTGGTTAATAAGTTGTATATGGCTGTAGGGTGCATAGATACGCGGGCGTTCGCTTTTGTCGGCCAGAACTACTGCAGGTATAGCGGCGTATACTTTATCGTATTCAGCTTTTATATTTGTAGAAGTAATAGTGGTACCGGCTACTTTAATACGGGTACCCAGGGCGCCGCCGTTATAAATAATGCGGGTTATAATACCGTCGAACTGGCCGGCAGTTAAAGACGCTACGTATGTTTGTTCTGCTGCGCCTACGCTACCCTGGCCTACGCCTGGCGTCAATGCGGCTACAGAAACTTTCGTGGCGCTTAATGCGTTATTCCACCATTTAGCTTCGGTATCGTATGAAATTTTACGGCCGTATAAACCCAGTACTACGCGTTCGAATTCGGTACTAGCGGTTTCCCAGGCGCCCTTCTTCATAGACAGACCATAACGGCTGGGCCTTAAAGTATTGGGGTCGAATTCCTGGTAGTACATAACTTTAACCGGTGTAATAGCAGTACCGGCAGAAGTTAACGAACCCGAAGACGAAGGTACGCCAGAAGTATACGCCTGCATAGCTACGGTCGCGCTTACTTCGGTAATTTCGGTAGACGCCTTAACGTCGTCTTCGAACGCTACCAGCTGTTCGCCTACGGTTTTATTTTCGAATAGCAGTTCTTCCAGTATTGGTTCGTACTGTTTGCCGGCGGCGCTAGAACTTGCTGCAGTTAAACTTATTGCCATAATTTTAGGTTTTTTAGATTAATTATTTACTTCTTTATTTTTATAGGGCGAAGTAGTAGGCCCAGGTTTTACATAAAGTCTTCGTCTTTCTTTTCGGCGCCTTCTGCAGCGTCGGCCGGCTTGATCTTTGCGGCTTCTTCTGCGGCTTTTGCTTTAGCTTCGATCAGGGCTTTACCTTTTAACGGTTTACCGTCTGGCCCGTTAAATAAGGCCGCTACGTCTGTAGCTACTGGCGGCGTTACCTTTGTCGGCGTTACCTTCTTACCGTCTTTTCTTACCAGGTAGCTTTCGTACATTTTGCTACCGTCTTCGTTCTTCTTCGACATTATGAAGTCTACTATAGCCGGCGTTAGATCGTCTTCGGTAATTACGCCAGCTTGCGGGCCGAATACGGCCAGGCCTTTAACCAGTTTAATACCATGCACCAATATACCCGCGTCTTTACCCTGGCGCGATTCGTCTACGTGGTAGCCGATTATTTCGTGTACTGGTGTATGCGGGGCGAAGGTATAGTCGCTGGTATTCTTTGCACTCATAAAAAGTATTTTTATATAGGTTTTTTAATTTGTTTTATTTGCCGGTACTACGCTGTAGTCGCTGCCCTAAAAGCCCTGCGCTTCTCCAGCGGCGTTAAACTTTCGAAGTTTTCTGGTAGCGTAACTTCGGTAGGTTTTTCGGTTTCGCCGTCCATAAATTCTTCCAGTAGGCCCAGTAGTAATTTATTCGCTTCGTTAGTGCTTTTAACTTTTTCGCCCAGCGCTTTAAAACCGCTTTGGTATGTAGCTATGGCGGCTTCGCGGGTAGCTTTTTCGGACGCTTCGCGCAGTTGCCAGCCGAACGTATATTCGAAAACGGCTTTTAAAACTACGGCCATTTTCGCCAGGTCTGGCGTTTTACCGGCTGCGGCTTCGTCTGCAAATTTATTTATAGCGGCCTGCATTTGTTCGGGCGTAGACATTTCGGTAGGTTCGGTAGGTTCGGTAGGTTCTACGGCTGCGGCGGTTATTTCAGAAATAAGGCCGGCTACTACTGTAATAGCGGTACCGTCTTCTAAGGTGTATACGCCGTCTACCGCGGCTACGCCAGCTATCATAACTGCGCCGCCTACTTCCATTTTATCAATAGTACATTTCGTACCGTCTTGTAGGGTGTATTCGGTAGCGTCGGACATGGGCAGGTCTTCGGTAAAGATCAGTTTTTTTATGCTGGCTACTACGGCCTTTTTATCTAATTTTTTCATATCCTTTTAAAATTTAGGTTTTTGCCTTCGGTTTATAGTGGCAGTTATTAAATAGATTTTTCGTTTAGAATTTCTACGATCTTATCGTACGCGTCTTCGCCGCCGGTAAGATCAGCCGCCAGAACGTCTTTTACCTTCTGCAGTATTTCTAAATATTTATCGGTAGACGGCGTAAAACCGAAGGTACCTTCTACGCTAAAACCTTTAACCAGGCCTTCTTTTATTGCCTGCCATACGGTAGGGTTCGATACTTTAGCCGATATAAACCAGCTGCCGTTCTTCGCTTCTTCGTACCCAGCCATAGCCGATATACCGCGGGTATCGTCTACTATAAAACTTTCGAAAACGCAGACGCCTTCTACGGCCATGTCGGCTTCGTGCATTATGTTAAAATTCGAATTAAAGTTCTTTTCAAAGAATTTCTGGGCTATTTTATAGATCGTATCGGCTTTAAATACTACCATGTATTCGGTACCGTCTTCGTCTTTGCGGTATATGGGCATATCGGCCAGCATAGCAGGGCCAGAAATAATAAACCGTTCGTCGTCTATCGCTGCGAACTTCATTTCTAAGCGCGGCTGGTCGTTAAACGTCATAAAGTTCTTTTCTATGGCCGGCCGGTCTACCAGGGCTATAAAATTTACTTCTAGTTCGCTGTCTTCTTTTTCGTTTATAACCAGTTCGTATACTGGTAGTTTTTCGTTTGGTGTACTCATTTTATGAAGGTTTAAAGTTTAAAATTTAATTATCTAGCCCAGGCGCGCCGCCCTATTTATACGGGCCGTACGTTCTGCGTTATTGCGTACGTCGGCGTCTAGAACGAATACCCTATTAACGCCGCCGGCCGCTGCATTACCGACGCCCTGGATAGACGCCGCGTTTAACTGCGTACTAGATCGCTGCGGCGTAACTGGTGCCGGTACTTCTGCTACAGACGGTACCGAACCGCCGCTACCGCCCTGGCCTGGTACCTGGGTAGATACGATCTTTTTTATATTAGCTACGCCGACGGCCGCGGCCAGACCTGCAGCTACTACGCCCAGGGCAATACCTACCGGCCCAGGTATAGTAGATACCATACCGCGGAACGCGCCCATAGCCGCCTGGTATGTATTAATAGCCGTAGACGCTATGGCTAGCGCTTTACCGGCTACCGTATGTTTACCGGCTACTTCGGCCGCCTGGGCTAGTAGATCGCCTACCGCCGATACCTGGGCCTGGGTACTGGCTACTTCTTTTTGCTTTATTTCATCTTTGGCCGCTTGTATGCCGGCCATGTCTTCTTTATACTTCTGTTCGGCCGCCAGCTTTTCTGCGTTCGTCTTTTTCGTTAGTAGTATTTCAGCTAAGAAGTTCGCCGATAGTGCCGCCTTCTTATCATTTAAAAGTTTTTTCGTTAGCGCCAGGTCGCGGGTATTTTGCGACATTTGAAAGTTTATTTTATCCAGCGCCAGTTTACGAATTATAGCGAATTCGGCCGCCGCCGCTTTATTCTTTTCTAGTAGATCAGCTGCAGCCTTTTTCTGTTTTTCTTTCTGGTCGGCGTCTTGTTTTTTCTTTTCGTCTTCTACGAACTTTTTATTTATGGCCGCTTCGCGCTGTTTGAATAGCTGCAGGTCTGCAGTCATTAAAGTAAAGAACTGCGTACGGGTTATTCGGTTTTCGGCCAGCGCCCGTTTATTCGCGGCTACTTCGTCCTGGTACCCGTTCATAAGTACGGTTAATTCTTTTTCCTGGGCTTCGGTTATTTCGCCTAGCTGCAGGTCGCGGCTTTTCTTTAACGCCTGGGCTTCGAAGGCCCGTAAATTCGCCAGCGCTTTAGCCCGTTCGGCCGCTGCTTTTTCGCGGGCCGCTTTGGCTGCGTCGGCTGCAGCTTTGGCCGCGTCGGCCCGTTCTTTCTGTTCTTCTTTTTCTAGCTGGGTTATTTGCTTTTCTGTTTTTTTACTAACCTTCGCCAGCTGGGCGCCCTGGTCTTCTGCGGCTATAAAGTATTCGTCGAATTTCTTTATTTTTTCTTTATCTACTTCGTCCAGGTTATATATTTCTTCGCGGGCCGCCTTTAGTTCTGCGGCGCTGCCTTCGCGTATCTTGTCTATTAGTTCCTGACGTACGCCCAGTTCTATACCTATTTGCTGTAGTACTATGCGCGCCCTATCCATATTAAGTTTAACACTTTCTTCTAGCGCTTCTTTTTCGATCTTTGCTGCTTCGGATATAAATTTTATGCGTTCTTTTATTGGTATATTCGCGTCGGCCGCCGCGTCGCGGGCTTCTTGTAGCCGTCTGTTACTTTCGGCCCTGGTTATATTGTTCTTCGCTTCTACGTCGTTTAGGTCGTCCATTTGTTCTTCTAGGCTACCCAGCGCTTTTGCAGCTGCGGCCGTAGCCGGCGAAAATAAGCCCGTTATCCAGGTAGCCGCGTCGGTTATCCAGCCTACCAGCGTTACGAAGGCGTCTATTAACGGCTTCAAAATATTATTCATAAACACTTCAAAGATACCGGACAAAGACGCCCAGGCCTTACCTAGCGCGTCGCTTACTTTTTCCATTTTCGAAAAGTGGCTAAATAGCGCAGCTACCAGCGACGCTATTAAAACAAATACGCCTATTATCGGGTTCGCCTTTAGTACGTTTAGCATGCCGTTTAAGCCGCCCAGGCTACCGGTAGCTGCAGCCGCAGGCCCAGCGACGCCGCCCAGTTCGCTTTTAAGTTTATTAAACATACCGCCGGTACCCTGCGCTTCTTTACCCGCGCCGCCCAGTTCGCCTTTTACTTTGCCGATATTTGCGGCGCTGTCGCCGGTATCTACCTGCAGTTTCGCTTTTATGTTTATTTCTTCGTTCGGCATATTAGTATATTCGGTTTATAACTTTTAAAAATTCGCCTTCGCAGGTGTCTTCGTTAGTGGCGTTAAAGTCTGCAATTTTATTTATCCGGTATAGGCAGCCGTCTATATAGATCAGCGTAGCAAAGTTTAACCGGTATATGTCTTTGCTGTATAAGTGCAAAGTACACTTTAGTAGTCGGCTGTCTTTGTCTGTTATTTCGGCCATGTACGTAGACCAGTATACGTTAAATTGGTTAACGTTTAAAGCGCCGGTAGCCAGGGTATAGAACAGTTCTTCTGGTACGCCGAATTGTATATCGTCGGCCGGCGCGTCTGGGTCGTCGAAGTGGCCCGCGTAGCCGTACACAGTATAGCTACCCAGTACCGTAGCGCCGTTTTTAATATCCCAGCTAGATACGCCGGTTATCTTTTTAGTCTGCAGTATTCGTATATTACTGTCTACGTTTTCTTCTACTATCGTACCGCTACCCGTCTGCTTTAAAATAGTGCTGTATGCTTTGTCTTCGCCGCTATAGCCTACTATCGGCGTACCGCTGAATATTAATTCTACCGTAGTACTTTCGTTTACGAATTCGTATTCGCTATCGTAAATATAAGAACCGTAGTTTTTGTTATATCGTTTTTTATATAGATCGTTATAGAAGTCGCCGTCTTCTTTAAAATTGAATTCGTAAAACCTACTATTAAGTTCGCCCATAGGTTTATACTTTAGCGGTTTACTTCGGTCTACTTTGTTCGACCAGTCTACGGTAGGGGCCAGGTAGTAAAAATCTATAAAGGGCTGTATTTTTAAATTGTATTCGTTATCGTAGTCTGCAAAAACGTACATGTTAAATAGCTTTAGAATACTACTTAAGTATTCGGTCTGCAGTACGTTACGCGGTAGCGTGTTATTTACTACCAGCGGTTCGCCTAGATTTATCTGGACGTCTAGCGCAGAAGAACTGGTTATAGTCATTTGCCCAGATGCTACCGTAAAGGTATACCCTAGCATGGGCGTTTTTGGGCCGGTTACGTGTACTTCTAAATAGTCGCCACTACTAAAGGTAGTGCCTGGCGCTGTAATATTGCAGGCGTACGAACCATTAAAAGTATTAGCGCCGAAGGTGTACTGGCCTATAGTCGCCTGGCCGGCTATGCCATAGTTTTTATAAACCGTTATACGCATAGAACCGGCGTACATGTCTTTACTGTAGGTACCGTTTAACGTTAGCTGCAGGGTGCCGGTTAACGCGGTACCGCCGCCGTATGTAAAACGGTTATTTGCTACGTTCGAAGTAAAGCTACCTAAAGTAGTCTGGGTAGGAAACGGGTAGTATATAGGGTTCGCCAGCGGCGTACTAGAACCGATATACGGCGAAACGTCGAACGCTGTAGCCGATACCCTGGTAAGCGCTTTACGGTTGTACGGGTGTACCAGGGTTTTAAACCTGGCCGTATTAAATTCGGCGCAGTCGTAGGTATAACCTGCGGCCGCGAATATTTTATCTATATACTCTTTCGCGTATAGCGCAGGTCGAAACGTTCGGTATGACCAGTCATGCTTACCGGTTGAATACGTACCGTAGTCTATTAACGGAAAATATACGCCGCTACCTGGTGTATTATCCCAGCTAGCTACAATATTCGCCAGGCTATACGTCATATTGTACGCGGCGAAGTCTAGGTCTTCTAGTTTTTTATTTCCCAGCTTCGCTACAAAGCCGCCCAGTTCGCCGAAGACTACCAGTTCGTATTCTATAAACCCGTCGTCGTCTATAACTTCCATTAGCCGCGCAATACCTTTAAATATTTGCATGTTGCCGCTGAATATATACGCGGTAGCGCCCATAGCTGCGTTAAAGTTAGCGCCTATATTTGGCTGGGCTGGGTCGTACGAATTCGAACCGGTCGGCCGGTATATGTTACCTAGATTAATATTATTTCGTTTGGTGCCTGGTACTACGATCGTTTTACTAAATGTCGTATTCTTAGCGCCGAAGTCTTTAATATCGTCTATAGCTAACGTTAGTAGCGTGCTAAACGTCGGGTTAACGTCTATAAACTGGCCTTCTATAAATAGTTCAAACATTAGCGAAACTGGGTTTTATACGTGGTGCCGAATTCTATATTTAAAGTTAGGTTCTGCAGGCTGTCTACTACATGCTGCTTTAGTTCGTAGTTCGTATCGGTTATCTGGGCTGGGTACAATATGCTACCATACTGCAGGTATACCATAGGCGACGCGACCAGATCAGCTAGCCAGGCGTAGTCTATGTCGCTTAGCCAGTCGGTAGATATTCGCAGGCTGCTTTTAAACCTGCCGGCAAACGTAGTATTTTGTTCATGTTTTACCTGGTACGCGCTTTCGTACGATACTACGCCGGCAGAACTAACGCGGTACGGTAGCTGCCGGTAGGTCTTCTTTTCCGTATCTATACTGCGTTTACTTACCTTATTAAATAGCATACTTTCGAACCCGCCGAACCGGTTTAAAAAATGTACGTAGTAGTTCTGGTACATGCCGGCGCAGATTATTTCGAAGTCTAGCTGGCTGCCGCCGGTAGAAAATGCGACGTTATACGAAGTAGTAGCGCTAGATATAAACCCAGGGAAAACCTGGTTAATAGCGAACGGCGAAAAGTTAAAAAGTACTAGCCAGTTGTTACCAGAAGTAGTTACGGTATGCGTGTTCGTGGTGTTAAAATTGTCTGTTATTTCTACGTCGAAACTGCCCGCTACTTCGGCGAAGTACGGTACGAAGTATTTACCGGTACCGTTTAACGTTATCTGTATTTTACGTACGTCGCGGGCCGTACAAAGTTCTTCGGGAAAATTAGCCAGGTAGGTAGTACCGGCGAAAACGTCTTCGTAATGATTATAGAATACGCGGGCGCTGTCTGTTAACACTACTGCGCCGATAGTGCCTGCGTATTCTTCGTACAGCTTTACTACTACGTCTTTCGTCGCCCAGGTACCAGGCGGGCCGTTCTGCGCTACCAGGCCCGTACCGGTTATATCCAGGTTATTAATTACGTATTCACGTATAACGCTACCGAAGTCGAATATACCGCGCAGACTGTCTGGCTGCGGGAAAACTTTATCAGTATGTACTAGTACCGCGTCTATGTACACTTCTGCGACGTACTTATAGTTCGGGTATAGTACTGGGTCGGTAGCGTGTATGTCATAAACGACATACACTAAATTACTATTTACGCTGCTATACGCAGCCGGTACGCTTTCAAAAGTCATGCTGTATACTTTTTATGTAGTTCGAAGTTAGCGTCTACCTTAACGCCTGGCGCTTTAAGCTGGGCCATAAAGTTACTATGATAAACTTTTACCGCTTCCATACCGCCGCGTTTATAGGCGTCTTTTATTTGCTGCCGGTGTTCGGTAGCTTTTTGCGCTGGCATTAAAACGGTATACGACGCGGCAGGGTCGAACCGTTCGAATTCGCCTAACGGCGTTAAGTTTAATTCTTTACCGGTAAAAACTTCTGGTACTTCTACCCATTTAAATAGTATGGGCATACCGTCGGCTATCTGGTTTAATTTACGGGCTATTTCATTATTCATTTTAGTATAGAATTTATTATGTCTAGTTTAAACGCTTTGCCGAATTCTTTTTGTATAGATAATTGCATACCCGCCGTAGCGTCGCGCCAAAAATACGTAGGCTTTATACCCTGGCGCTTTACCATGTACGCTACCGTTACCGCGTTACGCGTCTTTTCGTCTAGCCCTTTACCTTTTATTTCGCGGCTACTTATACCTACTTTTACGTTACGGGCGCTACTGCCTTCGCGCTGCAGCCAGTCTTTTATACTTTTTACGTGTTCGCCTTCTGGGTCTACGCCGCGGGTTTTAAACTTAAACCGGCTACCCTTAAACCCGTTTTGGTGCCAGCCTTCTACGCCTTCGTCCTGGTAGCTGGCATAGTCTGGCGCTTCTACGCCTATCGTATATTTTGTACCGTCTATCGTTACTTCGGTCGGCTGTATAAGATCAGCCATTTTGCCGCTACTGGCTACGTCGCGTTCGTTTATCAGCGCTGCCAGCTTTGCTATGTACTGGCCCGCCAGGGCTACTAGCGTGTTTACCGTATCGTCGAACTTTACTTCGGTATAGTTCGCCTGGTCGGTACCCAGTAGGTCTAAGAACCCGTCTTTTAACGCGGCGTGCTGTACTTCTTTAAACGGTTTTACTGCGCCCATAATTAACGATCTTGTTTTTTCTTATAGTCGGCTTCGCTTTTTAAGTAGGCCAGATCGTTTAACGCCTGGGTTATCGGCAGTTCGTACGCCTGGTCTAACGTTATACCTTCGAATAAAGCTATTTGTTTCGCGCTAAATATCCAGCCGTACTGGTCTATAAACGGGTGTATAGCTAACTTCTTCTGTTTTTCGTACGCTTCTACTTCTTCGTCTGTAGCTTCTGGGTCTAGTTCTTCGTCTTCGAATAGCCCAGCGTAGCTTAAAACCAGATCGTTAAACGAATTCATAAAGTCGGTTACGTCCTGGCGAACCCTTCGTACGTTCATACGTAAAATACGTTCTACGTCTTCTTTGTGTTTACTGCGTTTAAGCAATACAGACGCCGCTACAAGTGGTACGCTATCGGCTTCGCCTTCTTTCGCGAAGTGCTGTACTTCTACGAACTGGCCCAGGGTAATTTTAGTAGCGTCGGTCTGCAGTATTCGCCGGTAGTACCAGGGCCGCGTATGTATTCGCTGCAGCGTTCGCGTCATATCGGCCGTATGCTTTAAGAATTCGGCTTTACCCATACCGTCTACTTCGTCATGCGTTAACCCGTATACGTGGCAAACGGCTAGCGCTATCTGTTCGGTCTGGTCGTCGGTACTGGCATACGAACGGGCTATGTCCTGGTATTGTTTTACTGTCATTTAAAAGTAGTGGCGAAAATTGTAGTATTTTTTCTTAGCTTTGGGCTGTAAGATTTTTCTCATATAGCGTTTTGTTAACCGGCCTGCGTTTCTACGCGGGCTTCTTTTATGCTACGGGCGTAGCGCCATGTACCAGAAGGCATACGCCGCAGCTAGCCCAGCCGTAAAGGCCGTAATACCTACAGCGACATAAAGAAGTAAACGTGTTAAATATTTCATACTGTATTTTTTTTAGTCTTCGTCGCCGCCGGCAAAGCTATAGCGGTCGTTAACGTCGTCTATATTTTCTGGCGTAGCGTCCGGTAAAAACTGGTCTTCTTCTTCGCTGCCACCTATAAACGAATATTCGCCAGACGGCGTAAATAGTGAAAGTTTATTCAGCGCTACGTAGCGCAGCGCGTCTAGTAAGTGGTCTAGAAATTTAACCGGTATTTCCAGTTCTTCGCCGCTTTTCTTCTTCGCCCATTTGTACCGGCGCAGTTCTTTTATAAGGTTTAAAGATCGCTGCGTAACGTTTATTTTATATTGCTGCAGTATCTTAATACCGGCGCGTATGCTGTCTGGGCCTTTTTCGGCTTCTTCGATATAGTAGCCCGCGTTCTGCAGGTCGGCTATACTTTTCGGTTCTGCGCTATCGGCTACTATGCAGGTACCTTTGTTAACGCCCAGGCGTTTAAATTCGTCTACTAGTGCCGCGTTCGATAAACCGGTTTTATATATGCGTTCGTCTACGTATAGTTCGCCGCGGTACATGTATACGTCTAACATAGCCGCCGGCTTTACGAACCCGAAGTCTAGCCCGCTGGCTATAAGTTCGGCCAGTATTTTACCGGTCTTCGGGTCTTTCGGTAGTTCGGGTACCTGGGCCCAGTTTTCGTATACTACGCCCTGCAGTATACCCAGCTGGCCGAAAATATAAACTTTGCACCAGTTCGCCCAGTACGCGTTCTTTACGTTCTTCGGGTCGTCGGCGTCGCCTTCTGGGTCGTAGTACGCCTTCTTCATTTTTATAACCAGGTCTTCGATCGTTTCGGCTGGGCAGGCTTCGTTATCTTTATACGTTAGTAGCAGTAGTTCGCTGTTCGGTTCTGTTAGTACTTCGGTATGCGCCCAGAATTCGGCTTCTGGGTTAAAGCACATATAAACTTCTTTACTTCTTATCATTAAGGCGCTAGCTATTTCGTACGTTATGTTATTGCATTCGACCATATACAGTACGTCGCGTTTGTCGGCTACCTTCGCTTTGCCTACGCTATCGAACGCCCTAAATTCTATAACAGAACCGTTTTTAAAAGTATACTGTAGCGGGTTGCCTAGCCAGCGGTCTTCTACCCAGCGGCCCGTATCGTACATAACGTTCTTAAAAATACGTACCGGCCCGTCTTTAACGGCCGGTATAGTTTCGGCTACGATCGTTATACGCAGCCTGGGTATTTTGCAGGCCTTATCTATTAGTATCGGTACTATGCCGTACGTCTTACCTGCAGACGTAGAACCCTGCACTACCTTTTTTCGGGCGCGCATAGCTAGTATTTTATTTATGGCCGTAGTACGTACGAACGCCATTTAATAAAATATTGAAAGTAAAAATAAGGTAGTAGCTACGGTAAGTTCTAAAAAGCCCTGGTCTTTTAGCTTCATACCTTTGGCCTTTAGTCGTACCGAAAAGATCGTCTGGGCTATCGTTATAAATATAAAGGCCCAGAAGTACCAGCGTAAAAACTGTTCTATAAATTCGTGCATGTCTTTTAGTTTAAGTTTATGTAGATAGGTTCTGTAAAATACTGGCTATAAAAATATATAAGAAGGTAGCCCATAGTTTCAGTACTGATCTGTTCGTACTGGCCGGTCTTATAGTTGTATATGCTTATCATAAAGTACATAAAATAACCGCTAGCGTAGATAGTATCGTAACTACGCAGAATATAACTATGCTTATGTTTTCCATTTTATTAGGCGTCATAAATTTAAAATAGCGGCGCTGCCCTATGCCAGCTTTAATGGTCTTTTTTTTACCCGACCATACCGCCCAGGTATTTACATAAAATCGTCTTCGTCTTCTTCGGCTGGCGGCTTCGCCGGCGCGTCTGGAAATAAAGGTTGTTCGGTCTTTACCGCTACTTCGCTTTTATCTACCAGGCCGTTTAGGCGCTGCGTTATCGAAGTATTATATACGCCGACCATGCCGCCGGTTATCTGGTCTTCGGCTATCGTTCGCTTTATACGCGAACAGATACGGACGAAAAGCCCGTAGCGCCCTTCTTTATTTTCGAAATAGTCGGTAACGTCCGAAATTACGCCCATGTCGTCTAAGTAGTTCTGAAAACCTACAAAGGTTAACGGCTTTTCTTTTTTACGGTATACGCTGTCGCCGTCTTTACCGACGAAGTCATGTACCAGCATGGGTTTTTCTTTTACCTTATCTACGTAGTCTAAAAAGTGCTGCCATAGTATTTCTGGGTCTTCTATTTTCTTATGTACGCCCATAGTTTTTAATTATCGTTTTTTAAACCCGTAGCTTTTTTTACTTCTACGATCTTACCTTCTGCCAGGCCCAGGCCCAGGCGGCCCAGATTATCGTAAACGAACTTTACTACGTGGTTTACGCATGACTGGCACCCGCGCCAGCTAAAATCGTTTTTAGGGCTGATCGTTAGCGCCAGGTTTTCGAACTGTTCGATAACCGCGGTAGACGGGTGTACGTCTACGCTATTGTCTACGCGTTCTTTTAAGAATAGCTGGTCGTTTAAAAATACCAGCTTTTCGGCGGTTGTAGTTGTTTGCTTTTTCATATTATTTTATATGGGTTTTAATTTCATTTTTAGCCTGCCGTACTGTTTGAAAGATCGAAGACAAATTTATACCGGTCGCGTCTGCTACTTTCTGGTATGTACCCAGGCGTACGTATAATTTAAATACTTCGGCCTTATACCAGTACATATTTTTAAGCGCCAGTAGTATTTCTTCTACTAGTTCTTTCTGGCTACGTTCGTTATTTTCGATACTACCGGTAACTACTGTACTAAAATACAATTTACCGTCTTCGTCTATATCGTCTTCATTTGCCGCGGTTCTTTCGAAGTCTTCTACCGAAGTTTCTAAAAAGCCGTACTGTTTTTTAAACGCCGAACGGTCGCGCCATTTCGAAGTATTGTAAAGCATTTTTACAATAAAATGCTTTAGCTTACCGCGGGTATGTAGATCAACTATAAAACCTTCTTCCATTACTAGCAGTTCGGTAAAAACATGCTGCTTTATATCGTCGCGAAGGTCTGCAGGTTCTAGGCGCTGCAGTACTTCTTTTACTTCGTTCGAAACGTATATGGCCGTTATAAGGTTTCGCGCGTTCATACACAAAGTTAATTTTATTTCTTATACTACAAAATAGACTATTTTTTATAGCGTTTGAATATTGCTTTAACGGCCGACATAACGTAGTCTTGTTCGTTCGTCTTATCGTCTAGGCAGGCCAGCGCGCCTTCGTCCTGGGTACCCGTAACTATTAATCTACTGTTCGTAACTGGGTATACCTGGCCCTGCCGGTCTAGCCTGGCGCAGCCCTGCAGGTACCATTCTAAGTTAAAGCCGGTGCCGAAGTGGCTTATAAAGTGGCCGCCGTACTGCATGTTTAACCCATGCCCAGCGCTGGCCGTATGCGTTACCAGTATTGGTATTTCTTTACGATTCCAGGCGTCTACGTCTGCAGCGCCTTTTAAAAATACCGGCTTTAAACTTTTAAAGCGCTGCATAATTCGTTCTACGTCATGTTTATACTGGTAGAAAATTAGTATAGGGTTCCCGTTCGCGGCTTCTATGTCTTCGGCCAGGGCGTCTAGTTTTTCGGTATGTACTTCGTGCCAGACTTTATCGGCGTCGTATATTGCGCCGTTCGCGAACTGTAGCAGCTTACCTATTAATACCGTCGCGTTTACTGCGGTTATATCGTTTTCGTCTGTTATTTGCATTACCAGGCTGCGTTCGAAGTCTTTATACTTCTGCATAATTTTAGCCGGTAGGTCTATTTTTTTAACTACGTCTACGCGTGGCGGTAGGTCTAGGTAGTCTTCTTTCTTCATACTTATACAAATGTCGCTGATCTTGTTTAGTATTTTATTTTTGTAGTAGTCTGCGCCTATAACTTCGTCGCCGTTGTGTATAATGTACTTACTGTGTGGGCTGTATTCGTTTTCTTTTCTGAAATACTTTTCGCGGTATGAAGGAAAAGTAGCGCCCAGGCGTTTACCCTGGTCTAGTAAATATACCGGCGCCCATAAGTCTACTAGCCCGTTCGGCGCTGGTGTACCGGTAAGGCCTATAACTTTTTTAACAAGTGGTCGAATTATTCGTACTGCTTTAAACCTTCGCGAAGACGGGTTCTTAAAGCTGCTAAGTTCATCCAGTACCAGGGTATCGAACGGCCAGGCGCCCTGCAGGTATGTAACCAGCCATTCTATGTTATCGCGGCTTATTATATAAATATCGGCCCTGGTTCTAAATGCTTCTATACGTTGCCGTTCGTTACCCATAATTCTAACTAGCCGCAGGTCTTTTAGGTGTTGCCATTTAGATACTTCTTCGTGCCAGGTATGTTCTACTACTTTTTTCGGCGCTATAACCAGCGGTTTACTTATTTCGAACGTATCGAATAGCATAGTATTTAAAGCCGTTAAAGTTATAACGGTTTTACCTAGGCCCATGTCTAAAAATAGGCCGGCTTCGTCGTTATCTAGTATATGCTGTATGGCATGCGCCTGGTAGTCATGCGGTACGAACTGTTTTACTTTACCCATAATATAAACGCGTTTACTTTATCTATCGTATCTATAACCAAAACGTTAAAACCTAGCTTCTGCAGTAGTGCTATTACGTACGGCTGCCGGCGGGCCGGTTTCTTACCTGGTGCCTTTAGTTCTACGAAGTACATACGGCCGCCAGGTAGTAGTACTAAACGATCTGGTATACCGGTAAAATAGGTAGCCAGAAATTTAATACATAGCCCGCCCAGCTTTTCTACTTCGGCCTTCAAAAATACTTCTATTTTGTTTTCTTTCATATTTCGTACTTTTTGCTAAATACTACAGTAACTACAGTAAAAACGTAAAATCTTAACACTTTTTCCTATTAGGGCAGCTAGGGGCTACTATATACCCTATTTACCCTTAAAACCTTATTTTTATACTTTATAGTTATTTTACTGTAGTTACTGTAGTATTTCGGCTAGAACGCTTTATAGATAAGGTTTTACGATACTACAGTAGATACGTTTTTACTGTAGTATTACTGTAGTTACTGTAGTAAATTGGTTCGGGCGTTTAACTGCCTTACTGTAGTATTTAGTACTATTTTCGGGTCTACTGTAGTATACCGGTAGTAGCCTTTTTGGTTGCCATATCCTTTAAAAACGGTACGCGTTTCGTATTCAGCCCAGCCAGGTATGGCCCTTAAAATCTCATGTATAAACCTGGTATTATGGCTAGACATATCTTTTTGCATACCGCCCAGAACTTCGCAGTAAATTTCGGCGGCACATACCCGCTGCCGTACTTCCAGTTCGCCTTCGTATTCGAACCCGTCGCCGGCCAGATAGCTACGCTTTTCGTATATAGACATACTGGCCCAGTTCAAAGGTAGCGGCGTATCTAGGTACTGTATAATAAGGCCTATACGTTCGTCGGCTTCTGCGTGGTTTTCCTGTACTACCTTTGCGGCCGCTTCCAGTTCTTTACTTAAAAATAGCTGTTCGCCGACCATAAAAAGTTCGTACGCTTCGGCCCATATCTGGTTAACTTCTTCGGCTGTTAGTTCTGTATGTACGTCTTTGCTGGGCGTACCGGTCTTTACCGGCCAGAACCTACGATTTCCCGTACGATCTTTTAAGAAGTCTAGTTTATTCGTACTGCCAAACGGTACGAACTGTCGCGGGAAATTCTCTACCCGCTTACCGTATGCGACGCGGTACCGGTCTTCGCGCTTCGTTATAAAATGCTTTATACTTTCTACGTCGGCGTTACGCAGCGCCGATAGTTCGGCTATTTCCAATATCCAGACGCCCTGCACTTGTTCGAACGCTTCTTTACCTTGTACCGTTGTAAAACTATCGCTATACCAGTACCGGCCCAGTTTACCTATTAGGCTACTTTTGCCCAGGCCCTGCGGGCCTACAAAGGTTAACATGTAGTCGAATTTACAGCCTGGGTTAAATACCCTGGCTACTGCAGCGCAAAGCGTTTTACGTGTTACTGCCCTGGTATAGTCGCTGTCTTCTGCGCCCATGTAGTCTATGAATAAAGTATCTACCCGCGGCTTCTTATCCCAGGCCAGCCCGTCTAGGTAGTTGCAAATAGGGTGAAATTTAGTTCGTTCGCTTATAACCGATAGCGCTTTCGATAACTTCGTACCGGCTATTTTGTATACGCTTTCTAGGTAGTGTTCTATATTATCGTCGTCGCTGTCAGTTAAAAACCTGGTACCGTAGTTAACTTTACGCCAGGGTAAAGATCGCTGCGCTATTTCGCGTTTTTCGAAGTCGTCGTAGGCTATGTTATTTTTAAACGCTACGTCGTTTTCTAAGATCAGTACTATGTTATTTATAGTAGGGTACATGTTACCCAGGCGGTCGAATTCTAGTTTACTTTTCCAGTCTTCGCCTGGTTCTTCGTCGGCCGCGACGTCGGCGGCTTCGTCCTGGTTTTCGTTATCGGTTACGATCAGGCCTGCGAATTCGCCGCGGGCTTCGGCTATACGTTC